TTAAGAGGTTTTTTCAATAAAGCTAAAATTCAATCTAGACCTTTATTAAATAATATTAAAAAAGAAGAATGTATATACGGGTCTATTTACTACAGAACTTTAGATGAAAGAATGTTTACCGGCTACCCATATGGATTCAAAAAAATATTTAAATTACCGTATGAAAAATTCTATAAAAAAATGGTAGATATTAATTCTAATTTTATAGAAAAATATGGGGATTATGAAGGTAGTTTATTTTGGACTGAATTGATAGAATCATCTGGTTTGACTTTAATTCAAGATCTTAATTTAAAATTACCTAATAATAAAAATTTTAACAAAAAACTATATGAATAATTTAGATAAAGAAACCGCAGACTTTATAGCTAAAAATAACATATTTGTTGAAGTTGGAGATCCCTTCCAAAAATATATTTTAAGTTCATTACCAGGTATAGAAACTTTTGGTAAACCAGATGCAGTAGCTAATGTTAAAAAAATAAAAGGTAAAAACTCTTTAATGTTTAAAAATGAATTAGTATATGAAGCTAAATATACTTTCGATAATATAGGAAGAAGAAATACTACCGAAGTTAATTTTTCTGGAAAAGATAAAGTAGGAATATTCTTTGGTGATTCAATGTGCTTTGGTGAAGGTTTGAATGATAATGAAACTATACCTTATTATTTTGAAAAAAGTAATATCGATTATAGAAGTATAAACTATGGTTTTATGGGGCACGGTCCTAGCCATATGTTATTTACCATTAATACCTCAGAATTTAAAAAAGAGTTTGAAAATAAAAAAGGTAAAGTATTTTTTATTTATAGAGATGATGCTGTTAAAATAAGTGCTGGTAAAGTTCCCTGGTCTAAAGGTCATCCTAAATATAAACTAATAGATGATAAATTAGTATTTCAAGGGCAGTATGAAAATTATATTAATAACGATATATACCTTCCTTCTAAATATAGTAAAGACGATTATAAATTAACTACCGAAATATTTTTAGAAGCAAAAAAAACTATAAAAAGTATATCTACTAATTTAGAGTTAGAGGTAATTATACTTCCTCTATCTTTTTCAAATTTTTACATTTACCCTCTACTATCAGATAAAGGTATAAAAGTAATTAATTTATATCATTTAGATTTAGAAAAACTTACTAATATTAAAAGTAGATTTTTAGATGGTATACATACTAAATACTCTAATGAAATAATAGTAAAATTTTTAAATGAGAAATATAGTAAAATACATTCACATAAAGAATATAGTAATTTAGACGAATTAAAAGAAAGATTAACTTTAGAAAGTTCGCTTATGCCAAGTATGTTAGACTTTCCTATTGATGACGCCGGAGTAATTATTTCAAATATGCTTAAACATTATAAAGGTAACGAAGTAATAGATTATAAAGAATTAATTACATATTTAGAAAATTTACATAAAGAAAAAATTAAAAATATTTCTACTAATAAAGTTGGTAGTTAGCAATATTTATATTATATTAATAAATAAAATGTTTTATTATGGCAAAGAAAGCTAAAAAATTAACTAAAGAAGAGTTACAAAGTTTAACTGATATTCGTACAAGAGTAAACACTATTAGAGCTCAGTACGGTGATTTATGTTTAAGAGAAGAAGCACTAAAAGCTGAAAGAGCTCAGATTGATAGTAATCTTAATTTAGTTAAACAAGACGAATATAAAGTAAGCTTAGGACTCCAAGAAAAATACGGCAAAGTCAACATTAATATTGACACCGGAGAAATCGGAGAGTAGCTTATTTCAATTAAATGAGTCTTATAGGTTTTTTAAAGGAGGTTTTAGAATCTCCTTTCCTATTTATTAAAAACGAAAACCATACTTATTTAAATTTTATATAAGGCCCGGTTTCGATAATAATACGATATTTATAATAGAACTCATTAATTAATTGAAAGAAACATGGCAGAAACATTAATCTCCCCAGGTGTATTAGCGAGAGAAAATGATATTTCATTTATAGCACCTGCTCCTGTCGAAGCTGGCGCTGCTTTTATAGGTCCTGCAGTTAAAGGTCCAGTAGAAGATCCTGTTGTCGTAACGTCATACGGGCAATACCAAAGGCTTTTCGGAACTACTTTTGAATCAGGATCTAACAAATATGAATTTTTAACTTCTCTTGCAATAAAATCATACTTTAATCAAGGTGGAAACTCAGCAATAGTTGCTAGAGTAGTATCAGGCTCATTTACTAGAGCTGCTAGTACTCACGTAACAGCATCAGGAGTATCTACTAAACCATTTGCTTTAGAAACTTTAGGTAAAGGTATCATTTATAATGGTGCTTTATCAGCAGATCCTGCAGATATATCACTTAATAGTGACGGGTCTCTTTCAAGTGGTTCAAAAGACAACCTTAGATGGGAAATATCTAACGTTGATAATTCAAAAGGAACTTTTTCTCTAGTTGTAAGAAGAGGAGATGACAACACAAAGAATAAGATTATCCTTGAAACGTTTAACGATTTATCATTAGATCCAAATGATGGTAACTATATTGAAAGAGTAGTTGGAAATCAGTACAGAAGTAAAACTACTGACGGAGATGGTTCAATATATGTTAAGACATTCGGTGAATATGTAAATAAATCGAATTATATTAGAGTATCGGCAGTAAATACTCCAACTCTTAACTATTTAGGTACTGATGGAATAACAGTAAATACTGACTCATCAGATGTTAGCTTCTCTGGTTCGTTACCAACAGCAGGTCAATCAGGATCATTCTATAGTGCAACTGGTAAAAACTTCCCAGATAATAGAAAAGCTAATTTCCATGAAGATATTTCAAATTCAGACACACAAGGTCTAACTGCAGCTAACTATGCTGATTCAATCTCAATCTTAGAAAATAAAGATGAGTATGTCTTCAATATAGTATCAGCTCCAGGTTTAATTTATGACTTTGGAAATCACAAAACTCAAATCGATTCTATAGTATCTCTAGCAGAGAATAGAGGAGATTGTATCGCAGTAGTAGATCTAGAGCAATACGGAGCAACAGTTAGTAACGTAACAGCTGCAGCAGCAACAATTAATACTTCTTACGGAGCTGCTTACTGGCCTTGGTTACAAACTCAATCTTCAACTGGTAAAAATGTATGGATCCCAGCATCAACTATTATTCCTGGAGTATATGCATTTACAGATGGAGCTGCTGCACCATGGTTTGCACCAGCAGGTCTTACTAGAGGAGGTATATCTGACGTTATTCAAGCAGAAAGAAAGCTTACAAGAACTCAGAGAGATACATTATACAAATCAAACGTTAACCCAATTGCTACTTTCCCAGGAGCAGGTATTAACGTATTTGGTCAAAAGACTCTACAGAAAAAGTCAAGTGCTTTAGATAGAGTAAATGTAAGAAGATTATTAATCGCACTTAAGAAGTTTATCGGAGATGTTTCAAGAAACTTAGTATTCGAACAAAATACTACAGCAACTAGAAATAACTTCTTGGCTCAAGTTAACCCATATCTAGAATCAGTAGTACAGAGACAAGGTTTATTTGCATTCAGAGTACAAATGGATGAAACAAACAATACTGCAGATACTATAGATAGAAACCAATTAATAGGTCAAGTATTTATACAACCAGCTAAAACAGTTGAATTTATAGTACTAGACTTTACAATTGAACCAACAGGAGCTTCTTTTGGAGGATAATTTAAAAATTAGATATTTATAATAAATTAAAAGACAATGGCAGTATTAGACCCAAACGAAATAATGTTTAGAGCCTTCGAACCTAAGGTTCAAAATAGGTTCATCATGTATATCGATGCTATTCCTTCATTCATGGTTAAGAATGTATCAGCACCTAGCTTTACAGATGAAGAAGTTAAGCTTGATCACATTAACTCATATAGAAAAATCAGAGGAAAAAGGAATTGGGAAAATATGGATCTAACACTGTATGATCCTGTAACTCCATCTGGCGCACAAGCAGTAATGGACTGGGCTAGATTATCTTACGAATCTGTAACTGGTAGAGCAGGATATAGCGATTTCTACAAAAAAGACTTAACTTTAAATATTTTAGGTCCTGTAGGAGATATCGTATCTGAATGGGTAATTAAAGGAGCATTTATAGTAAATATGTCACAAGGATCATTTGATTGGGCTACTTCTGATGTAGCAGAATTAACAGTTACTGTGGCGATGGATTATTGCGTACTTAATTACTAATCAATTAACAACATATTTTAAGATTAACCCGGATTTTTTCCGGGTTTTTTGTTGGATATAAAAAATATTTTTCGTATATTTATTAATAAACTAGTTTTAATTTAATAAAATTTATGGAACAGAAACATAACTTTCCAACAGAAGTAGTTACATTACCTTCTCAAGGCTTGTTGTATCCTAAAGATTCACCTTTATCATCCGGAAAGATAGAGATGAAGTATATGACTGCAAAAGAAGAAGATATTTTAACTAATCAAAACTACATTGCTAACGGTACAGTAATAGATAAATTATTAAAATCATTAGTAGTAGATAGTAAAATTAAATATGGAGATCTATTAGTAGGAGATAAAAATGCTCTTTTAGTAGCAGCTCGTATATTAGGATATGGTAAGGATTACGAATTTAATTTTGGTGGTAGAACAGAAAAAATAGATTTAACTACCTTAGGTAATAAAGATTTAGATGAATCGTTATATACATCAGGAGAAAATAAATTCTCTTTTACCTTACCCACAAGTGGTATTACAGTACAGTTTAGATTATTAACTCATGAGCTAGAAAGAAAAGTTCTAGCAGAAATCAATGGCCTGAAAAAGATTAAACCAGATGCTTCACCAGAGTTATCAACTAGATTAAAGCATATGCTTATATCTGTAGATGGTAATGAAGATACTAAATTCATCAGAGAGTTTGTAGATAATAGATTTTTAGCTATCGATTCTAGAGCTTTCAGAAAATACGTTGAAAAGATTCAACCTGACGTGAATTTAAAGTTCTATCGTGAAGGAGGCCCGGAAGGAGGGTTTGATATCCCAATAGGGATAGGGTTTCTTTGGCCTGACGCCGGCTTATAGAACTAGTCTATTCAAGCAAATACATGAAATAGTATTCCACGGAAAAGGTGGATTTGATTGGCATACAGTTTATAATATGCCTATATGGCTTCGTACTTTTACTTTTAGAAAT